TTACTAGACCTATTAGCAAGGCTAGAAAAAGGGAAGGAGGTGATTCCGGGCATGGCGTCGTGCAAATTCGATATGCGTGATATACAACGCCATCGAATTATTGAGCACATCCTCAAGATGTATTCATGAAAAAAGGGGCCATAAGCCCCTTTTTATTTCTCACCTTTGGTGATTAATGCTTCTTTTTCAAGTTGTCCTATTAGATTAGGGTATACCTGTTGATAGTAAGTATGCATCTTTTCAAAATCAGTTTCTACTAATTTCCCTTCAATAACACACTTTAGTACCTTCTTATCAGCATAATCAATGATGACGTTGCATGTTTGAATATCAGAAGGTTTGATCTTCTTTGCTACAGCAACTTGTTCGTCAATCTGCCCACCGGGCTTTCGCATAAATGTAATCAGTAAATATCTCAACTTGTTAACTCCACTAATGTTGCTGCCAAACTAATCTCAGGAATACCTACTAGTGGCAGATTTGCTAGACCATTACGAATGATAATGATACTTGCATCTTTCTTTTCTTGATCCTTACCCCACAAGTCCAAGTTCTCGTACATCCAACGATAACAATCTTCAATGTGTGTTGGGTACATAGAGATATATTGCATCAACTGTTGGCGACCTTCAAGTACTTTGCCAGCTTTGAATAACTGTACTGCTTCCATCAACAGTTCATTCTCGTCACTACCACCAGACTGTGCAGGTTGTAGTTTACCATCGATACAATTGACTTGCAGTTGATTCAATACTTTACGTAGATCAGGATAGCAAGCACGAACATAGTTATCTAGTACGTCTAGATCGAACTCAATACCTTCAGTAATCAACACAGTTGCCGCACGTGCTGTAAAGTCAGTGTGATCTGGCTTGCTGATATGAATCTTGTGACAACGACTTTCACGCAACGCAGGGATAATCTTCTCTGGGTAGTTACAAGTAAGAATAAATCGTACTGTATCTGAGTATGTTTCCATATCCGTACGCAGTGCAGCCTGAGTCAAGTGTGGCAACGAATCTGCTTCATCTAGCAACACAACTTTGAACTTACCAAAAGGCAGTGTCTGTGCAAAACTCAATAGTTTGTCACGAACCAATTCAATCTGACGCTCACGACTTGCGTTAATGACCATAACGTCATAATCTTCTACACCAAGTTCTTTGATAAGAACTTTTGCAAGTGTGGTTTTACCTGTACCTGGGTCACCGCTGAACAATAGATGCGGGATGATACCATCTTTAATCCATTGCTCTGCCTGTTGTTTAACACGTTCGTCAGTGAATACATAATCACTGATACTTTCTGGGCGATATTTTTCTACCCACAATTGACTTTTCATCGCTTCAATGCTTCCATAGTAATGATTTGAGAGATATGCTTGCCAAGTTCTTGTTCATCATTGACAACATACAGATTAGAATCTATTCTATCATTTCTATTATCGTATTGTCTAAACTCAATTGCCCAACCACCTGAGGCTTTGAACATCTTGAAAGTGATTGGTTCTGATGTAAAGTTATCACTTTCTCTGACTGAGGCTCCTCGTAGAGATTTCGCACGACTAGGATTAGTGCCAATTAGATTGATACCAGGACTATCTGCTTCTTCAACTGAATTAGCTTGATTAATCTTGTTACCCAACCATTTATAAAACCATTTTAACATTAGTATACCTTATCACTCATTGTTTCATCTTCCATCGGGGTATCCGATACAAGTAGTATATCATTAGGATCTACTTTTCGCAACGTGACTTTGCCCTCTGGTGTTTCAACTGTGATACCACGTGTCCAACGACCGTGACTGATAAGAATATACTTACCGATTTCTAATTGTGGGTCTTTTACATCAGGACCCAAACCATAAATCTTTGCCCAACGTGGACGAATACCAGAACTTTTCTTGTCATCGTCCAATAGAACGATACCACCTTTACTGATGCGCTCGTCAAATTTCATGTCCGAAACAACAATATTGTCGTGCATGAACTTTAGTTTCTCTACTTTTGTAGGGCTGAATGCTGGTTTACTGTACTCGCTCATTTCTTAGCCTTTGGTAGTTGTGATTCCATTGCTTTGATTTGTTCAACAATTTCATCGTCATCTAATTCACGATCCAAATCAAGTTCCTCAGCAGTCAATTCTGATTCATCAATCTTAGGTTTAACAATATCAGCTACAATTGGTTCTGCTTTAACTGTAGGTTTTGTGTTTGGTTGTGGATTGGGCTGTCCGGTGCGTTTACTTACAGTATTAGAGTATGCCTGATTAACTTTTTCAGTCACAGGTTGAATAACTCTACCCATTGCATCGATAGTATCACCTCGGGCATTAACTTTCATGTTGCCTACCGCTCTTGTGCCCTCATTTTTTGCTACAAGTGCTGACATGTCAACAGTCTTGCCCATTGCGGATCTATAATTTGCCATTTGTTTTCTCCTTATTTGATAAACTCGTCAATCGACAAGTCAAAGTATAAACTATTTATTTTGTGAACACCGAGTAGAAACAATACGTAGCTTGCCACACTCGATCCTCTACCTACACCCCAAACGATATTATTCTGTCGCATGGTATCAACTAGAAACTTTAGGTATTTTAATAACACAAACATATCACGTTCCTGGAACAAAAGTAATTCGTGCCCAGCACGTTGCAGTTCTTCATCTGTGGTACATTGGTCTAATATGTACTTTGCGATGTCCATATCGTAGTATTCGCTGGGCATAAGCCAATTATTTTGGTTGTTGGCATCAAACTGCTCCACAGACTGAACTGGTTTGACATAGTTGATTAATTGTGGCGGGTTCTCGATTTCCAGAACTTCATTGAATTTAATGTCGTTCGTTACCAAAACACGTTTAAGTTTGCGAGAAGGGTCTTGTAGATACAAGAGACATAGTTCCATCTCGTCATAAATTTGTTGACCGTAAATATCTGTTCGCATTTAGTGAGTGTAACAGATTCAAAAGATCAAGTCAAGTATCTTTGCGGTCTAATTCGCCTTCTTTTTGGACTTTGACTGTAGTTTGGATATTTTGCTTTTTGAACATTTCATCCATTTTCTTGTTGTATTCTACTTTGTAGCTTTCTACAACCATACTTAGCTGATGAATCATTGGGCCGTTTTGCATACGTAGTGCAAAATTAAGCTTTTTGGTTAGGTCTTGAAGCTTGTCGGACAATTCTTCCATTGTCATGCCCGACAAGTCGTTTATGAAAGGATGTTGCATCAGGTATTTATTACCAAGCAGTCAGTGCTATTCTTTTCCAAATACTAGTGCCATTATAGCTATTCGCTGTGCATGATCCACTTGCTGTAGTTAATGCTAGTGTAGAACCTGCTGTTCCTGCTGTTCTAGTAGAACTCAATGTAACTGCATTGTTGCCACCAACAATAGACTTAATATAATACACTGTACCAGCAGTGATGCCACCAAATGTTGTACCACTGAAAATGATAGGTGCATTGACTACTAGACTGTTCGTATTATTCAACGTTACTTCGTTAATAGAAGTAGTAGTTGCAGAAACTGTCTTTGCAATCGTATTAGCACCACCTGAGTCAAATGAAGCTGTGCAAACATATGCATAGTTTGCATCCACTGCTACATCACCTGCAACATCACCTTGGAAGCCTGTTGGTGCAGGAGTGCGTTGTTGAATTTGCGTTGACTGTCTAGGTCTTGTATATGGTTCAATGACAACTGTGTTACCGCAATCAATTGTACTGAATCTGAAATCTAGTTGTGTAGCACCATAGGGTACTGTGATATTTGATGTGCCACTGACTAAGCTTTCAACAGTAGACAATGTGTTACTGTTTGCTACTGCACTAGGCAATGAGATAACTGCACTAGAATTAGATATTGCTAGTTGTAGTTCTACATTACTCTGTGTACCACTTGGTGCCCAGCCTGTAAATTGAATAGTAGTATTACCTGCAATTGTTCCATATTGCACATCACCCAAACTAGCGTTTACTGTAACTACTCCAGAAATAGCGTTGCCCAAATTATAAGTACTTGCTCTAAAACTACGTGTAAGAGCATTGCTTATAGGTGCACCAGCCATATCATTGTTTAATGTGGCTCCATCTAGTGCTGTTTTAAACAACGCTTTGTTTTGTAACTCAGTAATCTCAGTAGCCGCAGTGTTTAAATCTGTTTTGATTGCCGCAAAGTTATCTCTGAAACCCTGAGAGCTATTGTTTACCCCTGGCACAGGGTAGTTAACGTTAATTCCATTTGTATTAATTGCACTTGTCATAATTTGTTTTCCGTTTAATATTTATACTGAGGTACGTTAGGCAAAATTGTTTGTCTAGGGAACAGTACATAGAAATCTTTGCTGTCTAACGGATTTGGTGTAGGTGTAGCACTTGGTAAACTTGTCCAACTTGCTGGATCAGTGTGATTGTCGTAGTTATATGTAGCACTCTTATCTACGCTGAATCTATCAATTTCAAAGTTGATTTCATTCAACTTGTGATTCCAATTGTTCTCAATGTTAGATTTAACTGTTTCACTGTAGCCAGGTTTAGTATAACAAATGACCCATGCAGGTGTGTAACCCAATGTGCTTCCATTTAATTGTTGACTTGTCATCCATAATGGTAACAGTCTACTATCGTATTCTTGACCAACTATTTGTCCTACTCTGTTACGCATATTGTACAAACTGTTTGGATATAACTGTGTAACATATCCAGGAGTCAAGCTTGTGTAATAACCTTGACCCAATTGACTTATCCAGCTAGCGTGTATGCTGGTACTACTTGTATACCATGGGCCTAATCCAATATCAATCTTTCTAGGCCATGTGATTTCGCTGTTGATGCTAACCCCCTGTGGGTTTACTAGATTATCAATTACTTCACTGTATACAACTTCGTACAAGATATTTCCATTACCGTCTCTAGCAACTGCTGTTTTCAACTCACCTAAGGTAATGTTTCTCCAATAGTGATTCTTTGTAATTGCTTGTAGATATTCTTGTATATCGCTTGCATATATTCCATACGCATGTTCATAGACAACACTAGTTGCTTTACCAAAATATTGATCTCCTGCACGATATAGAGATTCTGTAGGAATCAATGATTCGTTATCTAATAACGATGCAAGAATATTTCTGTCAGTAGTTGAAGGTGTTGCTTTGATATACAATGTATCAGTTGGTTGTGCAAATTCTTGTAGCACAGTTACTGTAAATGTTTTTGATGATTGTACTGATAAGAATTTAGTTGAGTACGCTTGCACAGTAAATGTATATGTAGTTGTATCACCTACATTCAAATATGTATCAGATGGTTGATCTGCTACTCTACCGGTTAATTCACCGTTACTTGCAACAGACAAGTTTGGTGGTAATGAACCTGATACTAAACGATATGATAACTCAACATCACTGATTGCTTTAACAAATAGTGTACTGATGTTTCCATTCAATAGTTGTCCTAAATCACTGTCACTAATCCAAGTGATATCGCCAGTTACATTCTTCTGTAGGTTGAATGTAAAATTGTAGTACGGGCTTGCATACTGCGGAGCGCCAGTCTTATAAACACTTACACTAAAATTGTAGTTACTGACACCATCAGTTGTTAATGATGGGTATCCAGTGATCCAGCCAGTGTCAGTATTTCCAGTTAAACCATTTGGTAAATTGGCAAAACTATACGCAATTGGGTTGCCATCAAAGTCATCACCTATAACTTTGAATGCGAAATATTCACCACTCTTGAAATTACCTAAGTTAGCATACTGTGTTGGCGCTATAGGTGGAAGAATGTAATAACCATAATACGGGTCGCTATCATTCAAATTATATGTCAATGGGCGAGTATTCAGTATAACAGGTAATCTACTGTTGTATGGTTTACCAGGTCCACCTTGACTTACAGGTGTGTTTTGATTAATTACTGTAATTGAATAGTTAGCCAATGCGTTACCCAATGGGCTAGTCAGTCTCAATGTGAAATTGTATGTTCGTATTGTTGGATTACCTACTGACACCGCAGGCAATGTAACTGTCATTGATCCAATACCATCAGATAATAGAAATATAGAACCGTTTTGTGTAGCACTGATAGTAAAACTAGTAGATGACAATACGGTCTTTACATAATACGTTTGTCCTGCAACAATGCCACCTAGTGTAGTGCCAGTAAAAATTACAGGTCTACCTATATAGATACCAACTGTAGAAGTTACTGACACTGAGTTATTTGAAGCAAATGTTTGTGTGGCATTAGTAACAATTGATGGATTAGTTAATGACACTATTGGTGGTTTAGCATATCCTCGAATAACACCTAGTGTGTCTATCTCTAAGCCAGGGGGCAACTCACCTTCATTAACTTGTATAATTATAGGATTGTCTGTCTCAGGATTGCTATAAGCGATAGGAAGTTGTACCCATACGCTGTCTTGTGTACTCAATATACTGCCATTGGGTGTAGTAAATCTTGGTATAGCAGAACCAGAAACCGTTAGAATAAATGTTCTGTCTCTAATATTTCCTAAATTATCAGTAGCTCTTATGGTAAATTCACTGTTAGTATTTTGTGTTACGATACCAGGAGTACCACTTAGAATACCATCATTAGATAATGTTATCCCAGTTGGCAATGACCCACTCAATAATTGATAGGTTACTGTGACAGCAGGAAGCACTGCTGATGCAGAAAAATAAAATACCAACGGTAACTCTGATGGGTAACTACCGATAGATCCTGCTGGTGTATTCCAAACTGGTTGTGACATATTATCCTTGCAAATACTTCATAGCGATGTCAAAGTGATGTTTTCTATCTTCGATACCAATAGTACCACCGTTGATACGTTTTGTTAATGTGACAAAATCACCACTATCACAGTATTGGTTCAAGTTATTGTTATCCCAGAACCAACCTGCACTACTTACTGCGCCATTGGGTGTCTCTAAATAAGCAACAGTTTCATCTACACTGATACCTAAGTCGGCTGCAAATTTTGTATAGTTCTGTTTGCCTGTCAATTGAATTAGTCCACGACCACAAAACTTGTATCCATCTCCTGATTCTTCTGGACCATTGCCCATACGATTAGCATAAACACGATTAGCAATCTTCTCTGGCTTGCGCTCATATTGTTTTGCTAATTCTTCTGTTGGGAAATACTTCTTAAAGATATTCATTAAGCCCTTAGCACTGTAATTCAAATTTTCTTTAACAAAATTAAAGCCACCACTTTCATGTGCTACTTGCGCTAAGAAGCCTGCTAATCGTGCAGGGTTGTCATACATATTATAATATTCAGCAACTTCATGTAATGGTTCAGCATACAATGCTAGCACTTCTTTTTTTGTTTTTGGGCATAGTGCCTGTAATAATTCCATTGTAATCATAATTTATCCTTATGCGTATGTTCCTGTTACTGTATACCATTGAACTGTAGATGGTGCAATATAATGTACTGTTGACCCAGCAGGCTGCACGTATGCGGCGTTAGTTGAACCTGTATTAATTGCAGATCCTGTAGCAGGATAAACGTTCAATGCAGTTGCACTTGAGTTTGTTATATACACTGACATACCTGCAACACCTGTTGGCAATACAACACCGTTAGCACCTGCTGATACTGTAGGAACAATGTTAATAGCTTTAGTTAATGCAGTAGCAGTACCTTGTGTAGTACCTGCCGCTGAAATACCAGTTGTAACACCTGTAATATCAAATGTAGATGCAATAATATTTGCACCAGTGATATTACCACTAGATGATAATGATGTTAATGTGCCAACGCTTGTAATGTTAGGCTGGGCTGCTGTTGTTACTGTACCTGCTGTTGTAGCACTTGTAGCACTAGATACTGCACCCACTACGTTTGCGCCAGCTACACTGTTAGCCGTTGCGGCATAGTTTACTTGTCCAGTAACATTGGCGCCAGCAACACTATTAGCAATTGCCGCATAGCTTACTTGACCAGATACGTTTGCGCCTGCAACACTGTTTGCGGTTGCGGCATATGCTACTTGTCCAGTTACGTTTCCGCCAGGTATATTTGTTAAGCTTGCACCAGAGCCAACAAACAAACCTGCACCGATATTACCTACGTTAGCATTACCTGATACTGATAATGAAGCCAATGTACCTACACTTGTAATATTTGGCTGGGCCGCAGTTGACAATGTACCTGTCAATAAAGTACCAATAACGTTTCCACCAGTAATATTACCAGTAGCGGTGATTATACCAGCAGTGCCAATATTACCAATGTTTGCATTACCTGATATGCTTAGGCTTGTTAATGTACCTGTACTTGTGATGTTAGGTTGTGCACCAGTTGTGACTGTACCTGCAGTTGTTGCAGATGTAGCAGTTGTGGCACTAGATACGGTTCCGGTTACATTAGCACCAGCTACGCTATTAGCAGTAGTTGCAAATGCAACTGCGCCGCTGACGTTTGCACCTGCAACACTATTAGCTGTAGTAGCAAATGCGACTGCACCTGTTACGTTTGCACCTGCTACTGAGTTTGCTGTAGTTGCGTAAGCAACTGCACCTGTAACATTAGCTCCTGGTATATTTGTTAGACTTGCACCCGAACCAACAAATAATCCGGCGCCGATATTACCAACGTTAGCGTTACCCGTAGCACTCAATGTAGTTACAGTAGTGGCGCCTGCATTTAATGTGCCGTTTGCCGCTGTTGCACCATCAATTCTCAATGATGTTAGATTACCCAAACTAGTAATATTTGTTTGTGAAGCAGTTGCTATTGTACCAACAATATTTGTAGCACCAATGTTACCAACGTTAGCGTTACCTGTTACAGATAAATTGCCAGTGATATCTAAACGAGGGTCATTGAACTTGATATTACCACTAGCAGTAATATTATTTGAACCACCTGATAATAGAACTGTGTTTGCCGCACCTGGAATAGATTGACTAATAACAGAAGTAAATGATAGACCACCAGAGCCATCAGATTGAATAATTTGACCTGCAGAACCACCTGATAACTTAACATTTCCAATGGGACCCAAACTTACATTACTTGCACTTGTAAAGTTAACATTACCTGTTGACGTTAAGTTTGGTGCGCTTATTGTTTGACCTGTTAAAGTACCATTACTTTGTATCTGTGTATTAGCTATGATTGTACCATTGACGTACATCGTGCTAGGGGTTACAACTACAACGTTAGATGTACCATTAGCAGACATAGTAATGTCACTACCAGGAGTAGCAATAGCTACGTTACTGTTTCCGTCAGCAATACTAGTAACAGAAATATCCCCGGCTGCTAATGTACCAGTAACTGACAAGTTACCAACGGTAGTATTACCTGTTACGCTTAAAGTTCCACCTGTAGATAAGTTTCCACCTCTGATAGTACCAGTAGCGGTAACAATGCCTGCTGTGCCAATGTTACCTATGTTTGCATTACCGGATACAGACAGGGAAGATAATGTACCTGTGCTTGTGATGTTTGGTTGTGCGGCTGTTGTTACAGTACCTGCAGTAGTAGCACTAGAAGCAGTTGTTGCACTTGCTACAGTACCTGTTACATTTGCCCCTGCTACACTATTTGCGGTTGCGGCATAATTTACTTGACCAGAAACATTCGCTCCCGCTACGCTATTTGCTGTAGTAGCGAACGCAACTGCTCCACTTACATTGGCACCAGCTACGCTGTTAGCAGTAGATGCATAAGCAACTGCTCCAGTTACGTTAGCGCCTGTTATAGAACTCAAGTTAGCACCATTGCCACTGACATTAGTAAACACACCATTTGTTGCACCAATGTTACCAACGTTAGCATTACCAGTAGCACTGATTGCACCACCAGTTACTAAGTTACCGCCTGTGATATTACCTGTTGCTGTAACCAATCCAGCAGTTCCAATATTACCAATGTTAGCATTGCCTGCAACATTTAATGTGGTCAATGTACCAGTACTTGTGATATTAGGCTGAGCTCCTGTATAAACAGTACCTGCAACCAATGCATTACCTACTTGTCCAGTGACGTTTGCACCTGTTATAGAACTTAATTGTGAACCATTACCACTTACGTTTGTAAATACACCAAATGTAGCTCCAATGTTTCCAACATTCGCATTACCTGTTGCACTGATTATGCCACCTGTTACTAAGTTACCACCAGTGATATTACCAGTAGCAACGATTAATCCTGCTGTGCCTAAGTTACCTACGTTGGCATTTCCTGTTACACTAACTTGTCCACCTGTTACTAAGTTGCCGCCAGTGATATTACCTGTTGCTGTAATTAATCCAGCAGTTCCAATATTACCAATGTTAGCATTGCCGGATACTGATGCGCTTGTTAATATACCCAGGCTAGTGATGTTTGGTTGTGCTGATACAGTGACGTTGCCTGCATAATTTGCAAAGTTTGCAGTAACTGCACTTGTAACATCACCTGTGACATTTCCACCTGGAATGTTAGTTAAATTTGCACCACTACCAATGAAATATCCTGCAGTTGCGGCATTTCCTAAGTTAGCATTTCCTGCAACAATATTGCCATTTACAATTACATTACCAGTGACACTAACGTTAGCTAATGTAACAGTACTAGGAAGTTCAATATATAAAGTCTGTGAATAGTTGGTGTATGTAGCTGTATTTGTTATTGGGTTTGGTGTTGTTCCTAGTTTAAGAGTAGCAGAACTAAACTGTATAGAAGCAATATTTGCACTAACAACTACGTTACCCGTCGGTGCGTTGACTGTAATACCTGCGCCTGCAGATCGGTTAACGGATGTAACTGACGCTTCTGCAAGCCCAGTATAAATTTCATTGAAGTTTTGTTGTACTTTTTGGAATGCTATTCTAATCGGATCCGCTGATGGATCATCTGGGAATGTACCAAAGTCAATATTCTGTTGTGCCATTTTAAAATCACCTTATCAAGTATTTATCGTTTTTGATAAATCGAGGACCCAAAAAAATACCCGACTGTTGCCGGGTATTTTTAGTTTGCTATCAATTACTTGATACCTGCTAGTGCTTTCCAGTCACTGATTGATTCATTCACATCAGTAGTATCGTGTGAGTGCATTCTGTTAAACTGTGTTGCAAGAACAGGGGTTGTTGTCTGTCCAGTAGCTTTTTGCTTGTTCAAGCCACCAGAAATAACCTTAGTCATGAAGTTGATATCAGCTTCAAATGTATCATCGGCGCCGTTCGCTAATGATTCATCAACTTGTTCTTCATCTGGATCTAAATCAGATGTATCATCTTCTTCTACAGCTTCGTCAGATGCTTCTTCTTCACCTGCTTCTGCTTGGTCATACTCGGCGGCTGCTTGATTTGCGTTAGCATTGCCAACTTCATCATTAGTAGAATTAGCAGAACCATTGTCTGGAGGATTATCTTCAGCAACGTTGTAAGTCATTTGGTCTTCTGATTCTACTTCATCCACCATTTCTTTGTCATCATGATCGCAACCACATTCTGTTTCCATCATGCCACATTCGTTGCATGTACCTTCATCTGTGTGCTCATGTTCTTCGTGACCTTCTTCATCTTCATAATCAGAATCACCACCAATTGCAACTACTTCAGGATGACCTGCGCCACCTGTGACTTTTTTAATTAAGTCCATCATACCGTCATGGTCACCAACAACATCGATTTCAGCTTCTGGACCACCATCTGCTGGTTGTAATGACATTGGGCTAGATTGACCTTGATGTTGTTCTTCACCACCAAAGATACCTAAGCCAGCTTGCTTGATAAACTGTAGCAACTGGTCGGCTTCACCGTCTTGTGCATTTACTGATACTGAATCAGGAGCACCCTGTTGACCTTTGCTGATAGAAACAGTTAGACCTTCAGCAACTTCTTCTTTAGATTCTAACAAAGCACTTAATTGCTTTTCTAGTGATTCAAAAGCGAATGGGCTTTCTTCTAGTGAAGAATTGTCAGTGAATGTCTTACCACCTACGCTGAACTTGCCACCTTTTGGAGTCTTTGCTAATGCACCAGTAAATGCATTGCCTTCTTCCATTTCATCTTCCATTGCTGGAGTATGGGCGCCAAAGCTTGCCATATCATCTACTGTACTAGATGGAGCTTCACCAACAATAGAACCACCTGCGATTGGCATTTGACCATAGCACTCGTCTAGACCTTCTTTGTAGCCTTCGTGGTACATACGTGCTTCTTCCATGTCATCATAGTTCTTACCACAGTGAGCATGACCTTTTAGACCGTGTGCTCTACCTTCAAGTTTAGCGGCTTGTAGACGCTGTTCCATACCTTCTTTAACTTTCTTTTTCTTGTCTTGTGCGGCTTTTTTCATAGATTCTTTCTTGTTACCGTCTTTATCTAAATCGATAAAGTCTGGTTTTGAACTTTCTAATACATCTTGGTCACGACCAGCGCCTAAGCCAGCACCCATGTCACCATCATGTACAGGAGAAACTGCTTCGTTTGTATGACCACGTAGTTTAGCCAGTACTGCACCTGCAATACGCTTGCCTTTTTCACCACCACCAGCACTCTTTACAATCTTAGCAAAGTTCTTACCTGGCTTACCAATGTCTTTACCAGCACGTGCTTTCTTAGCACTGTAATCACCATCTTCTGCCATTTGTTGGTCAGGCATCAAAGTCATTTCACCCTTGCCAATAGATTGCTTAATCTGTTGTGCTAGTTGTGGGTTATCAACTGTGCCTAATGTCTTGTTACCTTGTGCAATAACTTGTGTGTTCTTAGCAGGTTGACCTGCAACTTGTTGTGGTTGACCTGGCTTTGATGTTGCACCTGCAGTTTGACCAGGAGTCTTTGGCATTTGACTTGCTGGTTTGATTTGAATTTGTTCTGCTTCTAATAGAGCTTTGTCTAATGAATCAAAGTATTCTTTTAGACCTTTTTTCTTAGACTTAGATTCTTCTACGTCAGTACCATCATCTTCTTTGTTAGATGCATGGCTTTGTGCCTTACCTTTAACAACAGTACCTTTTTTAGCATTCTTAGGAGCTTTGCCGCCACCAAACACAGAACTTAAACTCTTAGTATCATAAGTTTTAGTTTCGCCGTCTGTGCCTGCATCTTTCTTAGGACGACCACGACCTTTCTTAGGAGCGTCAGCTTTTACTTTTTTGCCTTCGTCATCTTCATCGTCTTTACGACCATAACCACCTGGCTCAGCCGTATGAATTTTACCCTTGCCTGTATCTTTTACTGCCTCAGACAACTGGCTGATCTTTTCTAACATGTCTTTGAAATTCATTTTAATGTTTTCCTTTGAATTATTTGCTTGCGCCAGTTGCTGGCTTTGGTGGACGCTTGATTGTAGACATTGGACTCTTATCGCCCATTGACTTGTCATCTAAGTATGGCTTAAATGGATCAAACGCATCTGGTGTTTCTTTACCAGCATATGGAATATCAATCTGAGAACCTTCAGATTGTTTCTTAATGGAATCTAGATATGAGCCAGCGTATGCTTTACTTGCATCCTTTGCACCTGGTTGTTCTTCTAACTCAGTGTGTAGCAACAATGGATTATGATCCGCTTCGTTCGCATAACCTTCAGCTTCACTATTGATACTATCATTGAAGTCAGAGCCAATAACACGAACCATGTTAACTTGATAGCCCAATAGTTGAGCAATCTGTTGAATCATTGGTTCTGTAGCTGGGTATCTGAATTCTGCTTTTAGAATAGTAACAGATTGATTAGCTAAGTTAGGGAATCCATATGGATCTTTTTGTATTGGAGTGGTAACTGGGTCAGAAATTTTGACAGGGTCAAATTTCTTCAAGTTGAATTTAAACATCTCTAGGAAGTTCTTATCAACATCACCAGCAATTTTGATTGTGTAGTTGTAAGTTTTTACGCTTTCAACGATGTAATGTTTTAGGCTTTTCATTTCTTATTCCTGTATTCTGTATTTATCATTTCTCGTCTGTTTTCGGTGACAACATCTTGAGCAATTCATTACGGTCTAATACTTGACCTGATCCTAAAGGAGTGTTTTCAATCTCCTCTGTTTTGGCTTGATTTTTCTGGTCTAGTTGTGCTTTTTTCAACTGCAAATCAATCATTTTAAGCTTTTTATTAAGCTTTGCTGTTTTAGCAGTAATAGCATGTCCTAAGAAACTACTAGCACTATTAAAGATTTCACTGGCAAAACGACTATCAACTTGCATACCCAAATCCATTAAGTCTTTGTAGCTTGATGTGGCCATGCTTGCTATCTCATCCATCTCACCGTCTGCGGCATCTAAGCCTTTGACTTGAGGTAACGCTTGTTCAATCTTTTCTAGATTGTTGTAAGCTTCTGTAGTGACTTCCTCAGCATTCTCTGGGATAGGAACGCTAAGACTATCGATTTCGTCTTGTGGAAGTTCAAAAAGTTCTTGAAGTTTTTTGGTCATGAAGTATTTATTTACTTACGTGACCCATTGTAGAAAAGGTCATCTTCGGTTATCACTCTGAAAGTATAACCCTGACTCTTACAATATGCGGCTGCGGCTTGCCATTTAGCATGATTGATTGCTACTACCATTTTGTCTTTAGCGTTGGCGGCTTTGCTTTCAATCAGACTTTGTTTCTTGGGCTTGATTTCTACCATTTCAGCTATCTTACTTCCATACTTGTTTTGGTAGACTACAAAGAAATCAGGAATGTAATTTGTTATTTTTCCAGTGAATGGATGACGGTATGGGATCTTTATTGCTTCGCTTGCCCAATATAATACGTTCTGATTTGTATCACAAAACGTCATGAAAGTTAATTCCCAACCACTACGATACTGAGGTACGTGTTTTCCTACATACTTTTGTGGATTCTTGGGAGTATATTTACCCTGTGCAAATCTAGCCATTATTGTACAATGTTACGTGCTACAGGTTGGTTAGCTTGAGTCACTGTACCAAAACCATACAATGACGTTTTAGATTTAAAGCTGTTTAGATAATATCCAATGATAGTATTGACTTCCATCTTGGTTTTACCCTTGATGTAGTCTAACAAATCTAATACAGGTATTTGTGTCTCTTGTGCAATTCTAAACAAATAGACAGTAAAGTTATTTGCTATTTGCACAGTCTCGCATACTCCAACAAAATATGAATGCACTATGTCATATTCATCAGGTGCGATGACCAAGTTGAATCCATAGAATTCATCAAATATCTTAATTGTTTGGTCTAAATGGGAACGTGAATCAATGATTCTAGCCATGTATAAATCTCCTAAAAGTATTTATACTTTGACAATTAGCCTGTCTGCTTACCTGCAGTCTGTGCGGCTGTTGTAGGTACACCTGATCCAGTTGCTGAAATGTTTGCAGGTGCTTGTAATCCTTGACTTGGTGCGCCTGCTGTGCCAGCGATACTTGGACTTGTACCATACCCTGGATAGTATGTGTTAGTTCTTACAGCGCCTGGTAATGCTTGTTGTGTTGCATTAACTAACACAGTATTGATATCTGATACTGCAACTTGTTTTAGGTTTACGTTCTTAAATGTATTATATGCAGTACCTGCAGTTCTTACAGCACTCAATATGTTACCATTAGACAAGTCATTAATAATGCCGGCGCCTGCATCAACCAAACCACCTTGTCCTAGAATAGTTGCATTGCTTCCTGGTCTTGCGATTGGACTCAATGTAGTATCGTAATTAGTTTCGATACCGAATCCTGGAACCGTATTACTTGGGCTTGTACCATTCAATGCACCTTCAGCATACTTGACTGTTTCATAATCAATCGTCATTTTGTTTTCCATAACACCATTACCTTCGCTGTAATTGTATGTGTCATGTTCAAAACTAGTAATGATAGGATTGATTAATGTGTATTGAATAAATTTGTGCTGGTTAAATCCATAAATCTGAATAGACTTAAAGAAAGGAATCTTTGATATACCTTGACTTGCTTGACTTAATGTACCTGATTGGTTACTAGACTCCCCGATGTAGCCCCAGTCTTCATTGCCGGTTATGTCAGGGGTATATAAGTTTCTAGTATTATAATCTGTTGATCCTGAATTTGTAACTGCATTGATAACTTTGGAAACTACACTAGTACCACTTGATTGAACAACAGGTTTGTTTGCGTCTTTGTAATAATATGTGTAATAGTTATACCACATATCGTTAATCATGTTTCCATTGTCATCATGGAATGCAACAGTCACTGGATTATATTTAATTTTTGTTTGTACTATGCGTTTGCGGTTATATTGATTGAGTGTGTGAGTATCAAAGCTATATTTAGGAAGACTAATAGATTTGACTTCTAAGCCAAAGTTAGACCCTGTTGCTATACCTTTAGCATAGGCAGCAGGGTTGATTTCAAAATATACGTGAAATAAAAACTTTAACTTAGGAGCATTCTGATAAGAATTAGTCCTAAATGTTTTGGCCGCATGTGAGTAATCTCGCACATAATCGTTACCAAAGAAGCCTTTTGCGGCATCTGTTAATAGATTCTGTGCGAAACCACCACCAATTGAAGGTCCATTTGTTGGCACGTAATAGACCTTTACTTATTAACCTGGTCCACCAGCACCGATACCAGTAGCGATAGAACCACCTAAGATACGACCGATGTTTGTACCAACACCAGAAGTCAATGGAGATTGTACTGCGTTATCGTAAGCGATTGCTAGCTGAATAGTAGCGGCTTCACTTGTACCATAGTTCAAGCTGTTATAGTTAGCTGTCTTTAGATAGCAACCATAAACTTCCCATGTTTCTAGAACGATAGGAGCCGCTGTGCCGTTACCACCGTCAAGAACTTCAATGTTCACTTGGAACTTATAGTCTTGTGCAGTAGCCGCAGATGCTTGCTCAACAAAGTCTAATTGCTTCTGTAGTTGCTGACCAACTAGTTTAGAAACTTGACCTTGTGCATCATCACGCACGTTGATTGTTATATCTGACCATGTGTGCTTACCAGCAATTTTAATTGTTGAGTTATAAACTTGCAGTGGAATTTCAGCAAATGAAATGTTAGGACGTGTAACATCTATAACTTGTTTTGTTAGCTCAACTGTCTGACCAATACCAAAGTTTAAGAAGTTAACTCTGAAACGGTATTGTAGTTTAGGCATCAATAGACCCTGGTTACCACCAGCGTTGTCAGATGCTACGGTCATGTTGAACAATGATTGAGAGGCTGTTGCCATTTTTTATTCTCCTGTATACTTATTTATCTTTAATAAGACGCCCCTTGCGGGGCATCTATATTATTTTCCTGCGTTCGCAATCTCACCTGTGTTCAACACACGAACTGGGATGTAGATGAATTCAGCCGCTTTTACTGGCTCAATCGCAACGTCTACCCATAATTCGTTTCTGTCGATACGTGCTGGTGTGTTGTTACTTGTGTCACATACAACTAGATAGTCGTATAGACCACGCTTCGCAACTAGATCAACCATCAATGTCTGGATAACACCAGCAATTTGATTACGTGTCAATGCATCGTTAGGTTCGAATACGAACGGACGAGCAGCCAATGTCAACTGACGACGGATATAGTTAACTAAACGTGCAACGTTTGTACGATCCAATGCAGATTGACTGTTGTAGCTGTTCTTGTTACCGTAGTTCAACAAGCCAACGCCAGTGAAGAACACTAGTGGGTTGATTTGGTTCACGTACAATGTATCACGGATACCGATACGTGTCTTGATAACTTGGAATTCGCCAGTTGTACGATCTAGGTAACCAATGTTCAATGCATTGTCAATGTTACCACGACGAGTACCTGCTGCCGCTAACCAAGGATAAGCGATTGTATCGTTACGCAAGAATGTACGTAGCATCATGTGTGATGCAGGAACAACAACTTGATTACCAGACAAGTCATTTGTGATACCACTTGGATAGAAGATACCTAAGTATGTATTGCGTGTGACAAGACCTTCTTCACCAGTGCTTGTAGCACCAGCATCGTTGTTAGCCCATGCTTGAATGTCAGTAGCACTATCAGGTAGACCTAGTGGTGTATCACCAATAATGTAACCTGTTTCACCACGATCAGCATTCAATACAACCATGTTAGGTTGTAGTTCTGGATAGTTAGGTGTTGCTAACAAGTTGAAGTAGTTATCTTCGTCACGAATTGCTGTGTTAGTGTCGATAGAAGCACGTAATGCTTGAACAACCATAGCACGTTGTGCCTTGCGACCCATGTAAGGAGCACCGTTAGATTGCAATCCACTTACCGATACCCAAGCACTAGTTTGCTCTGGCAATGACTGACCAGGGAAATTAGTGTTGTTGAAGTAGTTAGTACGGAACTGCTTAACGTTGTAACCTGAACGGCGTGTGTTGAACAACAACATACCCTGTGGATATAGCGCTGGATTAGGAGCATCTAAGTCTAAGTAGTTGCTTGTTAGCAAACTCTTGATTGTTGGGATAGGATCATCAACTGGGCTAGTTGTTCCGTTAGTTGCCCAACGTGCATCTAAGAATGTAACACCGTTTTGACTTACTTGGTCAGTGTTATCGATCAATACCCATTGATCCACACCTGAAACTTGTTGCCAACGATTGATGATTGGGTACATTTCTAGATCGCTTGTATCGATCCATAGATCACCGTATACCAATGGTGTGCCATCAGATTGTGTTGTAGGAGCAGTAGCCGCTACGATAGGACCGTTAGGATCTGTAGTGTTTACACCACTAGATGCTGGGTGACCGTTAACGTCATAATTTGTATTCTTATAACCGATCCATGCACCACCTTTTTGAACCATAATGTCAACTTGGTCAACAACGCTGTAGAACCAGTTTGTGTTATTAGCTGGAGCTACTGATGGAGCACCTTCGTTAGCAGTGTAATCGAATTCTACCCAGTTTGTAATCTGAGATAGATACTTAGGATCTGCGATTCCAGAGTCGATAGACAAGCCAGTGATTGCACCTGCGTTTACAGTAGTAACTTTCAATGTTAGGTCGTTGATACTTGATGCACCACCTAAATACTGACCATCGATAGTAATCAAATCACCTACTGCAAAACCAGTACCACCTGCATAAACACCATTATTCAAGAAAGAATAGTTAGCGAATAGTGATCTGATATTGAAGGATGCACCTGAACCAACTCCGTTAGTTACCCAACGTGTAGCACCAGAGTTGTTGATGTTAGCATATGTTTCAATTTTAGCTGGACCAGCTACTACATTAGCAGAACTTCCAATAGCGAAACCTGCTGCCGCAATGACACCATTAGATACACCATTGATAAAATCTGACAACCAAATTACACCACCTTCGGTATGTGTGATTTGGATAACGTTATCTGTAGTTAAATTACATGTAACATAAGGAATACCTGCTGCCAAGAAAGATGCAACAAAATCAGTAGCGGTTGCTCCGTCATCTATAGTTATACCATATGTTGAAGACATATTAGGGTTACCTGGAACAGAAACGTTAACATATAGAGAGTAAGGACCAGGGCCATTGCATGTAGCACTGTCAAATACTGGATCTACTACGTTACCTGTTGCAACTGTAGCACCTGTAGCGATTCGTTTCCATAGATAGTATGGTGCATTTGGTGTTTCGTTGTCATACTGGTATTCACCATACACTGTACCTGCAGGGATTGCTTTACCACCAGTTGCATCTAATGCCGCAATTGCTGCCCAATCAGAAGTATATGATGCTACATTTTTTGCGATCCAAGATGCAGTAGTTGCATTATATACTGATACTGCAGGAGTCAATCCATTACCTGTAGAACCAACTTTAATCCATACAGAGCCTGTTGGACGTGGAGTAGTCTGACTTGCTGACCATAATGGCATCTGTGCAGAAGTACCAAATGTGTAACCTGGTTGATAATATGTACCGGCTGCGATACCCAAATCAGTTAATACAGTACCTGAACCTGTACCAATTTCTAAATAAGGATTACCACTGATGATGTTTTGTGATACGAATAAGACCAACTTACCGCTGATAACTTTTGCTAGAACTTCAGGATATCCCCATCCGTTGATAACACCAGCAACACCTGTAACTGTATTATTTGGGCTACCTGGAACAGTAACAGTCTTAGTCCAATTACCAGATAGACCTAGTGTGAATGTGTCACCTACGCTCAATGATGTAGGTGCTCTGGAACCTTGAACTGCTGGTACGTCTAATTTCCATTCAGCACTTCCGATTGGTACCCATTCATTGTTTGTTGTCTTATAGTAATAAGTCTTTTCAGGTTGATCAGGTGTCATGTAAGTAGGAATTGCAATAACTGCATAATCACCGACTGTTCCTAAAGAATTAGAAGGAGCGTTGTTTACTACTTGTGTTACATCACTGATAACGATAGGAGTTTGTAGTGTAAACTGAGCAGTAGACGCATTGAATTCATAGATACCCCATGTACTGTTTGTAGTATCTAACCAATATGTACCATCTGATGGCTGACCTACTGGACGACCTGTTTGACCTACTAAGCTTGCTAGGTCAATATCAGCACGTAATACATACGCACGATTTGTAACACCTAGTGTTGAGTAAGCGGCTAACAATCCATATTCGTTCAACTCGTAACCCTGAATAGGAGTACCGTTAGTTGTAGTATAGAAGAAAGGCTTACCGTATAAGTTAACCAAGTCACGCTGACTTGTAACTAGATATAGTTTATTAGCATTAGCGGCTGTTGTCGCGGCTGCTACACCTGTTCCTGTAGCGTTAGCTTTGTTCTGTGCTGTTGCTAACAAGATTAGAGGAACTGAGTTTGTTGGGGCTGGAAGATATTGACTCTGATCGGTAATCGTTACTTCTACGCCTGGAGATGTTAATGCCATTTTGTTTTCCTTTATGTAAAATTATGAGGGCTACGACCCTAAAATGCATAGTAGTATTTATTATATAGTTCAAAAAAAACGGTTTAACCGTACCTTCGAAGGTTATAAATACAAAATGTTAAGGCCTATCTGTCAAACCTGTGGAAAAAATGCTAGGGCAATAAACTACATCCGTGACGGCAAAACACACTATCGCAGTATGTGTGATGAATGCGGTCGTAAAAAGAAAAAGTTAAAAGCTAGAAGACCTAGATGGCAAACTGCAGGCTACAAGAAAAAAGCCACATGTGATTTATGTGGCTTTAAAAGTATTTTTCCAAGTCAAATAACAGTGTTTCACATTGACGGAAACCTAGACAACTGTGCAATGACGAATCTTCGTAGTATCTGTCTTAACTGTGTTGAAGTCGTTAAAAAGAAAGAAGTGACTTGGAAACGAGGCGACTTAGAGGTTGATTATTGATTGAATCTGTTTATGCAGATCATCGATTGAACCATTGTTATCAACATAATAGTCGTAGTTTAATCCAACACTAGAATACTCGCTAGCATGAACACGGTTTCTATCTAGTTTAGCTTTACTGATAGCCCAACTCATGTTTCCATACTCACCCTTATTGTAGTTGACTGCATCATCATACCAGTCAGGTGGTTGACCACGATTGACTCGCATAGTAATAGCCCCTGCGTTCTTCAATGCATTGACTTCATTGGCGAAACGACAGTCAGTAATTACGATGTTGTCTTTAGTTTGGCGTAGTTTGTTCTCTACGCTTGCTACCCAGATATCCTGATGAAAGTGATTACGGCAAACTTCTGTGCCCCAGTACTGCAATACCCAACGAGGGGTGATATCCATCCCTAAACGTTCACTCCACCAAACGTCTTTTTGTTCTCGCCATTCTCTGCTGGCTTTAGTAGAACCCTCTAACATTTCTCTATCCCATCCAAAAATTGATGAGATTGCATCTTTGAGGCTAGATGCAAAACTTACTCTTTTGAAACCATGAAACGTACATAGATAATCTGCAATCGTATCTTTGCCGCTTCCAATAAAGCCGGTTACGCCTATAATCATGTGGAAACTCCTGTCAAGTACTTAGTATATGACAGGAGTGTGAAAAAGAAAAGAGTTTAGGTCAATAATCGTCATCTGATGATTCACGCTCACCGTAATGTCTAGATTTGACTGATCCTACATATGCAGGGATAGTATCATATTCCAACTTAGCATACGCATTCGCTCTATGAATGCCATCAATAATTGATCCTTCAACAGGGTCATATACGATAGGTGGCATTGTATGCCTAGACTTCATAATTTCAGCAACATGGTCAGCCACTAAGTCCTCATCTACATCCCATTCATCCAAGTCCAACTTAGATAATGGCAAGTTAGTTAGTTTATATTGGTCGAACCAAAATATTCTATCTGACAAGTCACCCTCACCGAAATCATCATAATTACGATGAATCTTTTTGGCAAGAGCATAGATGTAGTTAGAATCTACTGTTTGTTGTAGATTTTCTCTCAATAGTTCTCTAATCTTCATTTTACCCTTGAATCCAAGTTAATGGCTGACTGTAATCAACATAACGCTTGAGTTCGTCAATTAATTCTTTCTGTGCTTCTTTGCCTTCGTTCTTCATAGCAGTACCGTTTAATGTAGTGCCGCCACCAGGGCCTGCAATAGAACCAAATTTCTCACGTGCTTCACCAATGATAACTTTACACTGAGCTAATATAAAGTCAGCAATCCATACACCTGCGCCTGGATCTTGTAATAGTACTTCTTCTGGTCGTTGGACGTCAGCCCAAATAAGTACCCTCTCACCACTACCCTTAGGGTCACGAACAATACGTAGTTTTTTAGTTACAGGGTCAAATGTATACACAACATATCCACCGAACATACGTGCCGCTAATTCAACATAACCTGCATAGAAATCATATGTTGCCATACCACCAGCAAAGTTATAGTTTAGCAAGTAAGTGTTTAGAATCGCACTACTGAACGGATCAAATGCAGTGGATCCTGGGCCAGTTTCCATACCAATCGTGCGTCGGAAAATTGAGCGGACATTGATAAATTCGCTAGGTAATGTGTAAGTGTCCACATCTTTAATCACTGTCATTAATGTATATGATTCCGATGTAGAGTTTTGTGCTCTTTGACGGTATACCTTAATGGCGTAATTATAAGCGGCTTCCATGTGCTCGGGATCTAATTCCAAATCAATGATACCATCACCTAAGCGGTATCTAATGTTTTGAAATAATGTTTGTTTTATTTCATCTAGGGTTAATCCAGATGGTGTGGATAAAATGCTTGCGGTTGAACTAGTGGTCATATGTGTTTACCTGTTATCTTATATTTATCTGGTTAATGTCTTTAGATATTCTTAGGCAATGGCGAGTAGATATAATCTACTCAAACCAAAATGACATTCTTGAGGCGTGTCAGGCGATGGTGAATTCAAAAATTATGACGGAGGATTGTCTATGTCTCGTCAACCCATGAAGGGATTTTGCCGCATTCGCTGTTATGATAGAACATGATTCACCAAGAAGTTCTATCCAGCCCAGGCCCTCTATCGCAATTACTATGACCTGGCAACT